GGATGGGGAAAGTTTCTTGTTTCCGCTGGGTGTGCTGTGGCTTTGGCTGGTGGCTTAGCTTATGCTGAGTACCGGTACCGGAAATTTTCGGTCCATGCATTAACTAGGCAGGAGGAAGAGTTCTCTGCTTCTATTGTGGAGACACGTGAGGATGAGGGTGAAATACTTTTGATCGAGGAAACTCCTTTGGAGGTGGATAACCCTGAGACAGCAATGGTTTTGTGGGAGCCAGCTCCCAAGAGGTACCGGCAGAGGAATGGTCGCTTGCGCTGTCGTAAGCGGTCTGTCTATCGGGTTGTGGCTGCCTATGTGCAGTCGGAGGTTGGGTGCATGTCTGATACCCCGGCTAACCGCCTGGTTGTTAGTAAACTTGCACGTGACTATATGAAAGGTGAATGCAAAATGAACAACTTTGACATTGCCAATGCGCTCCCGATGTGTATAGAGCTGGCTTTGCTGCCGCCTAACACCGCAGTAACAGCAGCTAAGCTAAGGAGTTCGCGGCGTGTTGAGGAGCTACATGATGCAACCAAAGATTGGTCACAATGGACAAGTCGTTGGAAGTGGGCACTTGGCCTCACTTCGACTAGGTCCAGAACCTCCGCTGCATAGGGGTGCCTAACCACGGTTAGGGGGTTTACAACAAAGACGCATAGAGGCGATCCCCCTCAGTTGGTAGTTCGTGGTAGGACTGGAATCCCTAAGAATCGTACTATGTATCGTCATGTAGGTGTGGGACCTCGTGTGGTGTTTGGGGTCCACGATAACACAATAGGTAATATCAGGAGGGCGCTCGTCGAACGTGTTTTTATGGTCGACGACGGGGTTGGAGGTCTTAAACCAACACCCCGACCGAACCCTCCAGGCATCTTGACAGCGAGGCTATCCAGGTTCCGCAAGGAGTTAGCTCGCAACAGTTTGCAAGCGCTACCCTTGACAGATCAGGAATTTCTTGATCGGTATCAGGGTCGTAAGCGGCAAATTTACGAGAAAGCTTTGGAATCTCTCCGAGTGCGAGGAGTGAGTTCAAGGGATGCACGCATCAAGATGTTTGTCAAGGCGGAAAAATTGAACTTGACCGCTAAGACTGATCCGGCTCCCAGGGCTATACAGCCCCGGGATCCTCGGTATGGAGCTAGTGTAGGGAAATATATAGCCCATCTCGAGAAGGTGCTGTTTAAGTCCATAGACCGTGTTTTTGGGGCAAAGACAGTACACAAAGGGATGGACAATAGGGTGGCTGGACAAGCTATGGAAACCCTGTGGAATGACTTTAGGAAACCAGTGGCGGTCGGACTGGACGCTAGTCGGTTTGATCAACACGTCTCTAAGGAGGCCCTGGAGTTTGAACACAGTTGCTGGCCATTGTTTGTTCATGGTGATAAAAACAAGAAGGCTTGTGCCAAATTACTCAAGATGCAG